GCATACAGCTTTAGATTCATATCTGCATTTGCTGGCTTTGGATTGAATATTAATAGTAAAGCAGCTATAACGCCTGTCGCTATCAAGCGAAGGCAATGGCCCCCCTCAACCTCCGTTAAAGGGCCAGCTGCGCGCCCGCACTTTGGCGAGAGTGTAGCAGGGTTGTCAAGTAGGCTGACATAAGTGCTGTTCAGAGCCATATCAACCATCTATCCCAATAGCTTCATAGTTATCTATATGATCATCAATTGTTTTATAGATTGGATATATATCTTCTATCATTCTAATTCCCATATCTTCTTAAACTCTAACTGGCCTGATTGAAACGCGTTCTTCAGCGTTTCTTTGCCATCACTATGGAATTTAGTCATTAGATAAGGCTCAGACTGACTACCTTCTAGCCAATCAACTATCTCCCCGTTTGGATCAACAACTATGTCATCTTGATAGTTAAACTTACTTAATATCGCATCAATTGATGATTCTCTTACTGATTCAACTAGCTCACTAGGAATATTGACTCTCACCCAATCAACAAATCTCTTATCTGATTTAATGACCCACTTAAATTTAGGGTTAGTGGTGGTCACATACGCGATTACATCATCGCCATACTCTGCCTTGACCCTATCTGCTCCTACGGCCTCCATTTCGGCTTGTAGGGCCGCTCTCAGCCTATCCTTGGCCTTCTTAGCCTCATCAGCTATTAAACTAACTGCTGCTAGTTCCAGACTCAGTTCCTTGATTCCCATTTCTATTACGCTCCCTTTCTGCTGATCTTCTTAATCTTGTCTCGAGTGATGCCAGGTTGATACCACAATCCCGCGCAATAAACTCTTTGTCAAATCCCCACTCCATCAGCTGTTTAATGTATCCAATCGAGTGGGGTTTGCTCATTTGTCCTTCCCTGCCCATCCTTCTCCTTTGAAATGAATTGGATTAGGTCTCCAGACCCTCCACATTGGCACTTTGCAATTATCGCAGAGTACTTCACTTCGTAGGGTTATAGGCTGATATTCATCCTTTGTCGCTTCGCATTTATCGCAGCGATATTCATACAGAGGCATCGTATGGCCTTTCCATAGTGCTATTGCCTGTCCAATACTTCTCGCTCAGCTTCTCAAATCCAGCAGCTAATCGACATACTCGACATTTACCAGATTTCATCTTCCATCCACCGCATTGCTCGCAGCGAATAATGTCATCCTCTTTACTAGCTACGCGGTCAGATGGATAGATGATTCTCTGTAAGAAGCAACGCTGACATTCAACAAGCCAGACTTCTTCAGGTGCTTCAGCAATGTCAATCGACTCATATTTAGTCAGTTCAATATGCGGAGTAACTAGCTTGCAATTTGAACAGTTAAATGGATGAGCGTCTGACCTCATTTCTGAAAGACCCAATGCCCATCTGAACCAACTCTCATCCACTTAGCAGGATGACCGGACTTAGGTGTAGGGCAAACCCAACCCCTGTATTCCTTGCCTTCCTTTGTGCCAGTCTTTAAGACCATTGGTCCATCTCCACCTGAACATAATGGGATTTCATCAATTATCTCAGCACCTAATTGGTCTGCTATCGCAGTTACATCCCAGACAATTGGCTCAGGATCATTAGGGCGTTGCTCTTTTATGAATTCCGCAAGCGCTGGCTTAGTCGTTTCAATTGCCTTTTTTGGGCTCTGGTTAATCTTAGCGAAGTATCCAGCGAGGTTAAGTGCGCGTCCCAACGATCCAGTTTCTGCAAGCTCGAGAGCGTATTGTTTTGACTTAGACTCAGAGGATAAACCTGTTGTCCAAGGGTGTGCGTCAGCTTCAGTCCGATATAACTCAGTTTTAATAATATAGACATCGCAATTAGACACAAGCGACTCTGCCAATATATGAGTTTTAATTCGGTAGTCGGGGTAAGCATTTATGAACTCCTTTAGTCGGTCTTGAACACTTACATAATCATCAAGGTAATTGGACATCTAACTTCTCTCTCCCTGCGAAATCACTTATCGCATCTTCTAATTGTTCTTTCAATGAATAAAATGTGCCATCTGGCCAGTTCTGTGCTTCATCTGCGCAAGGCTGGCAATAAAACCTGACCTGTGCTTTGCGAAGCGGTGTCTCGCTTTGGACTTTCCAAACTGCTGGTGTTGTAGCTCTTAGATCCCAACCGTTCTTATTTTGTCCCCAGCGATATTTGCAGTAATCGCAGTATTGATTGGAGTTATGATTTCGAGTCAGACTCAATGTCATCCCAATCTTCTGGTGTAGAAAATCTGCATCGACCCAAGATAGCGGCATATCCAATGAGGTCGAGATACGAATCCTCGCGCTCTGGACTTTCCACCATTCTTGAGAGTTTTGTTGCAATAGCAATAAGTGCCAATTCAGATGGGTCTCTGAGCTGAACACCGAGTGCTGTCGCGACTTTGTAAATGCGTAGAAAATTGTGCCTCGGGTCACCATACTCAATCCCTCTGTCGAGTAAGGTAGCACCAGCTTCTTCAAGCCATTCACTTAACGATTTCTGTGTATCGGACACTTGCTCTCCCTCTCTTATATCCTTCATTGAAGGCTTTAGCTTTGGCTGAACTCCAAAGAGCCCATAAGTAAAGGCCGAAGAATGGAACTAGGATTGTTATGCCAACTACTTGGGTATCAGATAGATTAGGAAACATCTGCACTCACCCCATATTTATCAAGCCAATATGCAGAGATTTCAACCTTTGCTAATCTGCCTCTTAATTGCTTTTTGCCCATCCGCTCTTTAGCGAATCGTCTGATTATTGATCCCTTAACCCAATTTGTCCCATCAGTCCAAGCCCCTGCTTGAGAATCAAATCGAATAAGAGCTACTTTATTTATCATTTTGCTCCCGTTCTGTAATCCTTAAATGGATTTACGGGATAAATCTATTTGATTAAATCTATTTAGACAAGAAGCAAGTCGGCGAGTCGTATATCTAGATAGCCAGCTAGTCGTTCATTGGTGGCTCTATTTGCAAAATCGGTAGTGATAGGCAAACGCTTTAAAGCCCACTGTGGCTCGATTACAGCCCCTAAGTCGAACTGGTATATCCCTTTAGGTGTCGAGTTAATGTAAAGGGTCTTAGAGCCTGTCCTAGCCCTTATATCGGCCAGATAATCCCACTTCTTCTTCTCAATCAGCAAAGTATCATAATGAGTCCTACGGCATTTGAGCTCAAGATAGGCATTATGGGTTATGCCATCTGCTCGGTCGGTCGCTGATAAAGGCGTCAAGTCTGGATAAAGCGACTTGAGAGCCTCAAAAAGCTCAACCTCTCGGAAGTAGATTAGTTATCTTCCTCGCCATCTTCCCAACCAATTTTCTTTATTGGGTCATCGGAAGGCACTATCCAATCAGGATAAGAGCTACGATCCATAGCAAAAGCAAGTGCAGTTCCTTCATCCATACCAGCTCTACGGCAAGCCTTATAAACTTCATTGGCAGCAATAGCCCAGAAATCAATCTTTGTTAAAGGGGTTTCTTTAGTAGTTCTGCGTCTTTTAGGACGCTTTACTGGCTTCTTACTTACGCGCTTTCTGGTTGCCACTTCTGACCCCTTTCGTCAAGGCCAACTCTAGCTGCATCTCCATCTTATCGAGGCGCGACACTATGGGAAGGTTTTCTAATTTTATAATATAGCGAAGGCCAGCAATCAGTAAGCCTATGGAACCTAAGACTGAAGCTACTAGGGTTGCTAGGTCAGTCGCAGGCATTAACGGACTCTGCCGTAACGCTCATAATTAGGGTTAAGCCAGTTGATGATGCTAGGCAAGACTGACACTAGAGCGGCATTGGCAATTGCATTGACATCTAGGCCGACTGCTAGATAGGTCGCTAGGGCTGTTGCTACGAATGTCTTTGCCCAGCTCTCGGCTGCTTTCTTCAGGTCGCTCATTAGCTTCTCCTTCGAGGTTGAAATAACTGCCATTTTTGTCTCCCAAGGTTGTAAATGAAATATGAAAATGTGACCGGTGAGGATTAGAGCCATTGTATTTACGGCGCTTCCATCCAAGTATCGGACTCATAATCTTGCCATCAAAAATAATGTAAGCGATTCTTTTATCGCCCTTCTTGGCTAACTTACGAATCTTCTCGACCAACGCATAAGCTTCTTCTTTATGTGCCGATAGGTCAGAATCAATATCTATAGCTCTAACGATTCCATCTCTTGGTATATGGTCAGAAGTCCCTTTAGCAAGATGCCTAGAGTCAGCAATCCAGCCGTCAGACTTACGATCCCTATCAGGATAATCGTCATCGATTTGATTCCTCAATTGGATGCCCGCTGCACATAGTTTCGCCATTATCTTTATAGATTGTGCTATTTGCCAAGTTTTAAGCCATCGGGAATAGGCTGGTTATAATCCCATTTGGCTATGTATGCGCCAAGCCCATCTGAATCATCTTGCAAAATTATATCTTTGCTGAATAAAATTGAATCTTCCAATTCAGGTAAAGCTTGAATTATTTGTTGATATAAAGACATTTTAACTCCTTACGAAACTAAAGGTTGCTGAAGTTCCAGTAGAACTTGAGTTGAGAATTGCTCTTGTGCCTGCATCTACCATAAGTGCATAGATTTCTAAATAATCAGTTGTTCCATTCATATCTACCATACAAGCACCGCCGATAATTGGAGCACCATAACCATCA